AGTGGGACGGCCGCCTCACCCTCTCGAACGCGCCGGGCGATCCAGTGTCCGCGCTCCTGCATGTCGCGCTTATGACCGTCAAGGATCGGCTTGTCGCACGACAGGCACCGTATGTGCGCCGGCAGACCGCTTTCTGCATCTGGTCCGCGCATCTGCGGAAATTCGAGCGCCTGGTACTGGCTGCAATGCGGGCACGGCAAATACCGATAGCGCTGGTCGCCGGCCTCGAAATCGGCGGATATCGCACATTCTCCGGCGATACCGGGCGTCGACCCCTGCCACTCCTTCGCGAGGTCGCCATACATTTTCTGACGCGCGCGCGCCTGATCACGGGGGCTGCCGCGCCCGTCCACATCCGCCGGATATCCCGTCACTTCGTCCATGGCGAGATACTTGATCGAGACCATCTGCAGGCCCTTCGACGAGCCGGCATTGACGATCTGGCAGAAGCCGCCGGCAAACTTCTTGAACGAGGTCGTGGACCCGGCCTCGTCGCGACTGTTGATCGGCATGACGCGATGGCTGATGCGAGGAGAAGCTTCGATCGTCGGCTGCAGCTTGACGCGATTGAACTTCGTCGCCTCGTCGAGGGTCGGAAGGATGATCATCATCGAGCCGGGTGCCTGGTCGACGATGTAACAGAACCAGTTCTCGATCGCGGTCGACTTGCCGAGCTGTGCCGCCCAGCGGCATGTCACGCGTCGCGCCGGATGGTCGGGATGCAGGCAGTCCTGCGGTTCTCGCAGATACGGCACCCGATCGGTCCGGAAATCGCCCGGCCAGGGCGAGCCCGATTCCGCCGAGACCTTGCGATAGCGGTCCGCATGCTCGCTGATCGTCAGATCATCGACAGGTCGGCTCGCCGCCTCCATCCCGGAGAGAAGGACGATGCCGCCGTGCTGGAGCGCCGGAAAGCGCAACCGAACATCATGCATCGTCACTGGAGTGCCGCGCCTTCGCTATCGATCTGCGAAACCTGAAGCCCGGCCTCTTCGTCGCGTCGCATGGCGTCGAGGCGCGCGAGGACCTCGCGATTGAAGACCTTGAGGCCGAGCCGGCCGAACTCTTTCAGCGCCAGGCGGAGGGTGCGCTCGTCCCAGCCGTACTTCAGCGACAGCGCCGATGCTTCCGTGTCGATCGCCCGTTCGAAGGCGCTCGCCATCAGCGCGATAGCGTCGCGTCCGCCCTGGTCGACTTCCGAGACGGGCGTCAGCTCCTTGCGTCGTTCGGCAAGGTCCATCTCGCGCATTTCGGCAACGGCCATCCTGTCGCGCGCCGCGGCGTCGTTCTGCGTTACGCGGGAGCCGGAAGCCGAAGACGTCGACGTCGGCCGGGCTGCCGACGTTGTGGAGCGCGCCCGCAGACGAATATTTTCCGAGCGATGCTCGACGAGCGCCTCAAGATTGACCAGTCCGTCGGCATTCATGAGGCCCGCCTCGGCGTGCTGTTTCAGGTAGCGCGACAAAGTCGAGCGGTCGATCTTCTCTCCGCTCTCGGTCAGCCGCGCGGCGGCCTCCGTGATCGTGACGAATTCGCTCATCTGTGCAGCTTCCGTGCATTTGCCGTGCATCGTGCGTGCAACGTGTACCGCTTTGCACGACATCTACTGGCGAAATTTCGGGGTCGCCCCGGCCCGTGGGCGGCGTGGCGAGATGTACGGTCCCTAGACCCGGGGGGGGTCAGCGAGGGAGAAGGCGCTCCAGTTCGTGGAGCACGCGGGGCATCAGGTGGTCCTGAATGACCTCGGCTAGTACCGGAAGGAATTCGTCCGGATTGTTCGTGATGTCGTGGGCCGGGTTGGCTCCGAACAGTTCGCGGATCGGCAGCCTCTTTGCACCTTCCCGGATCATCACACCCCTGTGCCCGCTTGCCATGTCAGCCAGGAACGCAGAGCGGTACGAACCGCGATTTCGAACCGAGACACCCGTGGACGTCTGGCGGGCGCCGAGACGGGCGAGCGGTATCCAGCCCGAACGGACGACGGTCTCGATCGAGTTGCCGCCGGCGTTGAGATGGGCTGTGGTCAGCTTCCGGATCAACCCGACCGGAATATCCGTGCGCTCGCTCGATCGACGAACGATGCGCGTCCGCGCCATGTCCCGGACGCGGCGCATCGCCCGCGAGAACGCCTTGACCTTGATCTCCCCGGGCAAGCGAGCAATGGCCCGGCCAAGCATGTCGAAGTCGGAGGCATCGAAATGCAATTCAGCACTCATACCCACAGACAACAAAAAAGGCGACCTTTCGGCCGCCTTCTCCCAAGTCCATGTCAACGCCGTACGTTGCTGCTTTTTGCCCGGAATATCCGGATTGGCGGAGGTGCCCGCTATCTTGGCTTAACGAACCCCCATGGAGTGAAAGTCATAGCTATCGCACTGACCCTGAATCGATGTCCCTAGCGAGACTGTCAGGGCGGGGCCGGGGGAGAACAAGTCAATCCCAAGGGAGCATCAGACGCCCCGGTCATCCCATGGCCGCGACTCTGTCCCGACCATGGAAAGAATCGATATGCTCACGGCTCAATGGAGTCAATATCGATCTCCAGAAGCGTCATCCGACCGAAAAGGCTGACTTCCGCCTCCATCTTCCAACGCTCAGGGATGAGGCGGCGGACCGTCGCGAGGAAGTCGGCAAACGGACCCGAGCGAATGGAAACGCGCTGCCCGACACGAAAGGGCAGCTTAGGCCTATCCTCCTGATCCTTCTTGTCTTTCAAGGCCGAAAGCAGAAGCGCATCCATCAGCCGTGGCGGCATCAGGAATGGCTTGCCGTCCCTGCCCATGAGGCCCTGAAGGCGGGATGCGGCCAGCACGCCGGCAAAGGCCTCCTGCGTCGGAACCACCATCACGAAGAGATATCCACGAAAATACGGAAGGAAGATATCCACAGCCTTGCGACCTCTTCGCGGTGGCCGCCGATGACGTTCTGTCGGGCACCACGCGCGGATGCCAGCCTCGTCGAGCTCTGCCTTTATCGCCTGCTCGCTGCCCGATCGGCACGTCGCCACGATCCAGCGCGCCTTGGCTTCGAAGTCCGGGCGACCGCAGGAAGCCGCATGCGTCAGGCTGTCGTGCCCCTGGCGAAGGCGATCCGCCCGACGGCGGGCCTCTTCGATACGCGCACGTTCCGGCCGCGAAAGCTCAGCCTCTGCCACCGGCCTGTATGCCAGCCTTTTCCCCTCGACCCGTCCCACCGTCATCATCCTCGCGCCCTTTCCAATCCGTTTCATTCCGCCGCATCCGCTACTAACGCCGCCTCAAGAACATTCCTTGCCGCCATCTCGAACGCCCCCAGCCCGGCAGGCCCGCCGCGCGGGAGCCAGACGACATCCATACGCCCGGGATCCGGCAGGCGCGGCCATCCCGCCCGCTCATCGTGGGCAAGCCATTCTGCAAAGAGGGTGCTGTCCACCGGTACGGGCTCGCAGAGCTCGCGCAGCGGCACAAAGCGCGCATCGACCGCCGCCGGCTGGTGCATCTTGGCCTTCTCGTGCAGCGCATTGACGGCCGGGAAGCCGCTCTCCGCGAGGCGTAGGCGTCGCTCGTCCTCGTCGAACCCGGCCGGAAATTCCAGCCGGCCATCCGGCAGCACCGTCAGCCCCTTGCGGGCGAGATACCTCTCAGCAAGTACGGAGTTACGCTTGATGCCGTCGTAGTGGCGGATGACCGCGTCCCGAACGTCAAGCGGCACGTCGCTGTCGTCAGGGCCCTGCAGGCATAGCCATGCGCGCAGCGCGCCGAAGAGTGGGCCGAAGGGAGGGGCAAACGCCTTCTCCGGGCGGGATGCACCACTCGGGCGGGCGGGCGCCTCAAGCATTTCCCACACGCGGTCGCGGAAGTAGTTCGCCACCGGCATGGGTTTTTTCACACCGTCGCGCCGGCACTTGGCGAGGAAGGGATCACGGAAGCGCCAGGCCTTCTCCCGCTCAACTTCACCGAGAGGTTCGACCTGCCGTACGATGTGGCCGATTGTCGAGGATGACCATTTCGGCCACTCGCCCTCCTGGAAGCCTTCGCCGGACAGGAACCGCTGGACGCGCTTGACGAGCTCGGCGTGGCTGGAGGGCTTTTTCTCATTCCCGGAGATCGCGCTCGCGCCCTCTCTCTCGTTACTGGTTTCTCTTACTGGTTCCCTTACAGGTTCTATTGAGGACTCAGGAGTCCGGTTCAAAGCGTCGTTTTTGTCCGGTTCAAGAGAGCAATCCTGTCCGGTTGACGCCGCCGGTGAAGCGGACAAATTGTCCGGTTCATTTTCGGGCGGCACACCCTCGGAAACAGCGCGAAATCCTTCTTCAAAACCAAGGCTGTAGCGGTTCGCCTTCCGGTTTTTTCCCTCGCGCTGCTCGATCCAGTTGATGAGGCCCTTCGCACGCAACGAGTCGAGCGCGCGCCGGATCGATCGCACGTCGATCTCGCAGGCGTCCGCCAGATAGTCCTGCTTCGGGTAGCATCCGAATATCGGATTGTGGCAGTCGGCAAGGTGCCAGAGCACCCGCGCTTCCGTGCAGGATATTCCACGCACCTTGACTGCCCATATGGTTGCCTCGTGGCTCACCGCCGCGCCCCCTTTCCGAGCGCGCCGATGCGCTCGATCATTGCCTCCGCCTTGCGGCGGGCATTCTCGTTGTGGTGTTCGATGGCGGCCGCGAGAGCGAGCCGTGCGATGTGAAGGACGGGGCCGTATCGATCGGTTTCCACCGCTCCGGCCCGCACGGCGAGCGCACGCTTGCCGAGCGCTATGTCGAAATGGACCCAGCTGGCACGGCGATGCTTGCCGAAGGAAAGCTCCGGGTGGCCCTGTATCCATTTGCGCGCAACGCCGATCTTGTCGGCCATCGCGAGCAGCTCCTCGACGGAATCCGCCCACATGTGGCACATGACCATCCGGCCGAAGGCGGCGCGCATGTCGTCGACATAGACCGTCATGACCGCGCCTCCGAGCCGACGGACGGCTTCAGGGCGGCGCGGTCGAGAAAGGTGGCAAAGCGGCTTTCGACGACTTCCCTCGCCTTCAACTCGCTCACCGCCTTGCCCTCTTCAGGCGAAAGGCGACCGTTGATCCAGAAGCGCCAACGCCAATTTCCGCCCGGGTAGGCGGGAGAAAACACCGCGCCTACGCTGACCGTGCCCGACATGTAAACGAGGCGGGATGGTTGCCAGACCCATTCGAACATTCAGGCGGCCTCCTGCAATTCGTCGGCGGCAAGGTGGTTGCAGTTGGCCGCGACCAATGCCCGCGCGACCGGCGGGCACACGCTATTGCCCACGCAGGAAATCTGCACCTCCTTGGAGAACGGCACCCATAACGGCCCGCCGTTATGACCGATGCGCGAAGTGTCGAAATAACCGTCGATCCGATAATCGGCCGGGAAGCCCTGCGCATTGTAGAGCTCGCGCGGGGTGAGCATGCGCATGCCGATATCGACGACGACGAAGGTGAGGCCGTCGATGTCGAGTGTGACGAATTCCCGCTCGTCCCAGACACCGTGTGCCCTAAGGAAGGCCGCGACCTCGCGTGCCCGGCCGGCATGCTCCTCCGTGAAGGGCGGCACACCGACGATCGCCTCGACATGCGCATGGCGCGGTTTCACCGTGGCCGTGCGCATCGCCTCGTCCTCGCGCGAACCTTCGCCGGTCCCGTAGTACGATTGCAGGTACGGCATGATCAGACGGCTTTTGCCCTGCCCGTCTGGCATGATCGTCGCCGCCGGCACATCCATTCCGTGGCCGGTCGATGTGCCGAAATCGCGCGCGATATAGGCCGAAACGAGCTGCTGGTGACTGCCGGTCTGCGTGATGGTCGAGGATGCTTCCGTAATCGGACGGCCGGGATTGACGCCGCCGATCCGCCGACTGTCGTTATTCGCCTGCGCCATGTAGGCACACATGACGGCGTTCTGGTCCTTCCCGCTGGCGGTGATCGTCTGCGCCTGACCGTCGACCGGACGGTTGGCGCCGCCCTGCTGGGCATAGGTGAGCACCGGCGCGATCAAGGCGTGACGGTTCTCGCAAGGAATGACGCGGATTGCATCATCGACCGGCGCCGACCGATCAATGCCGCCGGCACCCTTGCCATAATACGCGGTCAGGTGCGGCGCGATGACGGCGTG